TCGCCGGGCGCCACGTCGCCGAGGAACCGCCGCACCGAATAGGCGCCGCCTCCGATCATGGCCGAGACCGCTTGATATTGAACGCGGGTGCCGGGATGGCGCGCGACCTCGACCTGCCCGCCGCCGACGTACAGCGCCTCATGCCCCGGCCCGCTTCTGCCGCCCTCGCCGTACTGGCTGAAGATCACGTCGCCGGGCCGCAGCCGCGCCATCTGCTGCCGCGACATTCCGCCAGTGCCGCCCGTGACGAACTTCCCCATTCCGACCTGCGCGTAGGTCGAGTGCGGCAGACCGATCCCGAGCTTTCCATAAGCCCAGGCGACCAGCCCGGAACAGTCGATCCCCTGCTGGCTCATCGCCCCGTAGACGTACGGGGTACCGAGCAGCATCTTTGCGAAGTCGAGCAGCTGCTGCTGCTGCGTGGTCGCCGCCGGAGCTTTCCTCCCTGGCAACTTCCCCTGACTGCTGCGAGGTGCGCCGCGCGTGGTCTCCTGGCTGCGAGGTGCGCCGCGCGTGGTCTCGCCGCCCGCCGCGTCGGCCTGCGCTTTCTTCTGCTGCGCGGCGGTCAGCTTCGCGATCTCGGCACGCAGCCTGTCGACCGAGATCCCGAGTTCCTTCGCGGCCTCTTTCATCGAGACCTCGATCTGAGCGCCTTTGGCTCCGGCGTAATACTTCCCGGTGTTCGGGTCGTAGGTGATCCCGGACTTCCCGCCCAGCTGGATTCGTTGCATCCGCTTCGTCACCTCGGGGTCTGGGAACAGCTGCTGCTGCGCCAGGCCTAGGGCGTATCCGGCGATGGCGGCGAAGGCGAGCTTCCAGGCGACCTGCGCTCGAGCCGCTGACGCCTCGGCGCTCGTCGCCATCGCGGCCTCGTCGGTCTTGACCGCCGTGGTCGCCGTCGTGGCCTCAGCGGTGAACTCGAGCCAGAAGGCTTTCAGGAAGGCCGCTAGGCCGGTGAACTTCGAGACCCAGAGCGCGGCGACAGCGATGACGACGGGCTTCCATCCGCCCAGGGCGTCGACGACCTTCTGCGCGGCCCTGAGCAGATTACCGAGGGCGGTACCGAACGGCTTTAGCGCCTGGATGATGTCGCCGATCTGGCGCTGGATCTCGGGAAAGTGCTTGTTGATGTACTGGACGAACCTGTCGAGGGCGGGCAGGACCGCGTTCCCGATTTTGATCTTCAGGACGTCGAGGTTCGCCATCAGCTGGTCCCAGTGGAATTGCGCCGTCTTCGTGGTCGCCTTCCAGTCCTCGCCGAACTTGTTGCCGCCCTTCCCGACCTCTTCCTCTTTCGTCTTCAGCCGCTCCATCTGAGTTATCAAGATGTTGATCCCGGTCGCTTGCTTGCCGCCGAAGGCGCGGGTGAGCAAGAGCGACTGCTGCGACGCGGTCAGGCCCGCCGCCTCCATTTTCGTTTTCAGGAGTTCCATCGCCGGGACGAGGCCCTGGTTGCGGAGGGTGTCGGCCAGCTGAAGGCCGGTGATGCCGATCGAACGCAGCTGCTTTTCGGCGGCCTTGCTCGGCGCGGACAACAGTCGTATCGCCGAGCCGAGCTTCGTGCCCGCGTCGGCGCCGCGGATATTGTTGTCGCCGAACACCGCGAGCGCGGCCGACACGTCCTTGATCGCCACGCCCGCGACCGCAGCCTTCGCGGTTAGGCCGGTGCCCAGGGCGTCGGCGAGGTCCTGCATCCGCATATCGCCAGCGCCGACCGTGGCGTTCAGTTCGCCCATCACCTGCTTGAGGTTCTTCGCGCCCTTGATCCCCGAGACCATCACGGCGCCGAGCGCGTTCGTGACGTCCTCGAGGTTCGCGTGCCCGACGCGGGCACCCTCGGCGGCGATCTTCAGCGCGGCCATCGCCTTCGCGCTGCGTAGCCCCTGGCTCTCGAGGTGGTACAGGCCCTCGGCGAGCTTCTCCGGGCCGGTGCCGACCTGTCCCGCCAGGCCGAGGACTTCCTTGCTCAGCTTGGCGACCTCTTTCTGGCTGGCGCCCGCCTGCGTGTGGATCAGTTCCATCGCCGACTGAAACTTGGCCGCCGCCTCGACCGACTCCTTGCCGAACTTGACGACCTCGGCCACGCCGAAGGCGACCCCGAGCGTCTTCGCCATGCTCTTAACGCTGGCGCTGAACGTCTCGGTCGCGGTCGTCGCGCTCTTCAGCGACCGCTCGAAGGGCGTCGCGTCGCCGATGATCTCGACGCGAACGGCGTGGCTCACGGCGTCACCCTTGGTTCTTCATGATCGATTCCCATGCGCCGAGCATCTGGTGCGGGTACAGGTCGCCGAGGTCGACAGGCCGCAGAGCGCACCAGTGGCCTAGGGCAAAATTCCAATAGCTCTCGGGTCGCTGACCAGGCTCTCCGAAGGCCCGTTCGTAGTCGCGCCAGAATTGCCGGTTGAGTCGTCTGGCTCTGGTTCGCTGGCGGGTTCGGTATCGGTCGGGGTCGTCGGTTCCAAAGGGACCGGTTCCTCTTCCTCTTCCTCGCCAAAGTCGAACGTCAGCGAGGTGAAGACGTCTAGCTCGCCGAGCGCGTTCCAGGCCATGTTCGGTTCCTTCCCCGCTCGGGTCGCGGAGACCCAGGCGAACGCGGCCATCACGTCGGGGTCGCCGGACTGCCAGGCGTCCTCGAGGTCGAGCGGGCGTAGCCCCGTGCGCGACTTGATCTGGTGCCATTCCTTTTGCGTGTAGGGCGGCATCGCTAGCTCGTAGTCGCCGTCGAGCAGCGGGCCGGTATCCCGGATCGTCAGCTTGGGCAAGGTGCCGGTTCCTTTCGGTTAGAAGCCTGCGCCGCGACCGACCGCGTCGAGCCACAACCCGAGGCCCGCAACGATCTCGGCCTCGTGATCGCGGAGCGCCGGAAGCATCGCCTGGTCCATCAGCAGCCCTGCCAGGTTCGGCCGCCTGATCTTCCCGCGGCCGCGGGACTGCGGTGCCACGTACGCGCCGCGGGCGGTGACGCCTACCCGCATCCGCGCCCACTGGTCGCCGATGTTGGAGATCTTCTGCGGCGCGAGTTCCTGCGCCTCGCTGCGGACGGGTTCTGCGATCGCTCTGAGTTCGGCCCGCATCCCGAGCCGCGTCTCCCTCGATACCTGGCCGAAGGCCCGGTCGAGTTCGCGCAGCCCGAGGATGCGGACGGTCTGGGCCGCCATCAGGACGTCGGGTAGGTCATCCCGGTCTGCGACCCGTTGACGAACGTTGCGGTCATTTTCGAGGCGTCGCCGACCTGGCCGTCGAGCATGTTGTAGTCCATGAGCAGCCCGGACATCAGCGCCGCCGGGTTGGTCGTCGACCTGGCCGCGTTCGTCGGGCGAATCTCGATCGACGTTGTCGACGTCGCACCGATCAGCGGCTGCAGGGTCGCGTGTACCTTCGACGCCGCGAAGTCCTGCAGGAAATCAATCGCAATAGAAGCATCCCCTAGACCTTTGGTGACGGCCGTATTCGTCGCTCCGAATGCGGTGATGTCGACGGACGCCCTGTTGTCGGTGATGGTGACCTTCGTCGCGTGGTCGGACAGATCGACGCCGCCGATCAGGACCATGCAGTTCGTCAGGACACTGATAGCCATCGCTTACGCCTCCTCGCTGGTCGGTGCTGCTTGCGCGGCCGCCTCGTCCGCCTGCGCGGCTGCCTCGTCCGCCTTCGCCTTCGCCTTCGCCTTCACGGCGGCGGGAGACGGCGGGTCGCCGATCCATCCGGCGGCAGCGAGCGCCGTCTCGACGCCTTCGGCCGGGTGGGCTGGGTAGTCGGTCTCGAAGTCGATGTCGATCTCGTCGCCGACGTCGACGTCGGGGTAGAAGTGCTCGGGCGCCGACTCGCCCTTCGAGAACTTGGGCACGCTGAAACCCCCTTCCGGGTTGCGGTGTTACGGGTAGGCCTCGGGCCTACGGCTCGAGGTTCTGCAGTGCTGCGACCGTGACCGAGGTCACGGCCGTGTAGGTGATCGTGCAGAGGCCGGTGACCGGGTCGGCGTAAATCGCCGCCTTGATCGGGCCGATCATTTTCTCGCTCGCGTTCGCGACCGTGACGGCCGTCGACGTGTAGGCGACCTGCGGGAAGGCCGAGGCGCCCGCGGGGATCGCGAGCGTGACCGTGATGCTCGAGCCGCCGCCGTTTTTAATGTGTAGGAACATGTCGTCGCCGACCTGCATCGCGTCGCCGCCGCCAGCGGCCGCGCCGTAGGTCGGGATCACTCCTGCTCGAGTGATGACCTGCGTGGTCAGGGTTGCCATCGCAGCTTCCTTTCTGGGCAGCGCTGGGCCGCCCTGACGGGTGTAGGTATGGGCACGGGTAAGGGGAGGTGAGCTAGGCCAGTACGTCGACGGCCCACTCGGCGCCGATCAGCGTCGAGCCGTCCGCGCGAAGGAACTCGGAGTAGTTGCGGCACTCGAGGACGTGGAGGTCCTGGCAGCTGCCGCCGAGAGTGCGGTCGCCCTCGACGGCGGCCTTGACCGACTGCGGTGCGGTCGGCGATATCCAGCTGTCGAGGATCTGCTGCGCCTCGACGTCGGCGTAGGCGCCCGCGTACGCCTGGATCATGAGGTGCCAGAACTCGGCGCCATCTCTCATCGCCTGGTGGTACTCGATCAGAATGTCCGGGGAGGGCCGAACCCAGATCACGGGCGGGTCGGGGTTCGCGACCACGTACGCGGAGATCAGTAGCTGCGGCGTGTCGGTGATGAGCGGCGCGAGGTTCGCCGCGAGCGCCGTCCGGTATGCGGTCAGGTCGCCGGGCATCAGAAGTCTTGCGTCTCGCCGGACGTCTTCAGCTGGTAGCGCCGGAGCGTCGCGTCGATGAACGGGATCCCGGTCGGGTGGCACTCGTCCGGGATCGCCTGCCTGACGACGCCGAGGTCGTTCTGGTAGCTGATGAAGCGGTCCGACAGCTGATTGATCACGAAGTCGTAGCGGGCGAGCGCCATCCCGCAACGGGCGATGTCCTCCGGGACCGAGGTGTAGCCGTGCTCATAGCTCACGACGATGTTCTGCCGCTGAACGGAGTACGGCCAGAGCGCGAGCCGATCGAGCTTGCCGAAGTGGTAGACGGCGACCTGATTGAGATCGTTCGTCGACAGCGCGACGCCGTCGACCGTGACGCTGCGGAGCTTGTTGATCTTCAGGTGCGGCAGCCAGAGCGAGCGCGTCAGCATCCCGTCGAGCACGACGCGCGCATAGCGCGGGACGAAAGCGACGTTGCAGAACTCTTCGAACAGCATCGTCGCCCTCGAGCGCGCGTCGATCAGGACGGCGTCCGGGTACTTCGCCGGGTCGTTGAGGATCTTGTCGTGGAAGGCTCGTAGCTCCGCGATCGTGAACAGGTGCCCGCCCGCGACCTGCACCTCGCTCGCCGTCCCGTCCGCCTGGCCGCCGCCGGTCGAGATCGACTGCGACACGCCGCCGAACGTGCCCGTCCAGACGACCGTCAGCCAGGACAGGTTCGACTGAGGCGGCAGCGGGAAGGTGTACGTGCCGGATCCGACCGCGCCCGAGTGCGCCGCGTTGCCGCTGGCGACGACCGTCCCGTCAGCGTCGGTGACGCTCACGGTCACGGTCGCGTCGGCGTCGCCGCTCGAGAAGGTGACCGACAAGAGCGCCTGCGTGTTCTTCAGGATCTCGATCATCCGCCGACCCCTACGGTCAGCCTCGTCTCGCCCTCGAGCGCGACGCCGACGCCCTCGAGGCCTTCGTGGTCGACCGCGGCGACGAGGCCCTCGAGCCAGTCCGGCGCAAGCGTGTTAAAGACGAAGACGTCGACCATGACGTCGGTCACGCCGCCGAAGACTGCCCGCAGCCCGCGGAAGCGCGAGGTCGTCGGCGCGACCGACGCGACGCCCGCGAGCGCGACCTGGAACCGCAGCGTCCGGGAGACGGCGACGGCGACCGTACCCGCGCCCGTGATCGTCGCCCTGAGCGCCCGCGTCGTGCGGACGTAGGAAGCGCTGACAGCCCCGTGCCCGGCGACCAGGGTCGCCAGCCCTCGGAACCGCGACACGCCCACTACGAGCGTGCCCGTAGCCGTGACGGCCGCCTGTAGGCCTCGCGTGCGGACGAGCGTCGAGATCGTGGCCGTGCCCGCCCCGGCGATCGAGGCAGCGAACGTCTTGATCGTCGCGCCGACCTTCTGCAGGTCGGCGACCAGGCTCGTCGCTCCGGCGATCCCGACCTGCAGCGTGCGGGTGACCGCCAGCCTCGAGACCGCGACCGCGGCCGCCCCGGCGATCGCGACGGCGTACGCCTTGATCCGGCCGAGCGCGATCGTGACCGTCGCGGCGCCCGTGATCGTCACCGCGATAGCCCTCGTGCGGACGAGCGTGGTGACCGCGACGGTGCTCGAGGTGGCGACCGTAACGGCGAGCACGCGGAACAGCCTCACGAAGACCGGGGTGACGGTCGCCTGCCCGGCGACGAGGACGGCGATAGCCCTCGTACGGACGAGCGTCGTGACGGCGACGGCGCCGACTCCGGCGATCGACACGCCGAACGTCTGCAGCTGCCCGGCTCGAGGCGCGGGCAGAAGTGGCCGCTGAAAGATTCGCGGCGCCTGAAAGCGAATGGGCAAGCGTCAGTTCCTTGACGAAAGCAGCCAGTGCTTCGTCGTGAGCGTGTTCGACGCCGACGCGGCCGACCACGTGATCCCGAGCGTCAGCCCGCAGTTCGCGGTTCCCTGGCCGGTCGTGTCGATCGTGGCCGACGTGCCGCCCATGTAGAGACCGGCGACGAATTGCGAGGACGTGACCGGGATACCCATTTCTGCGGTGCCGAAGCCAATCCCGGTGCCCTGGGTCGCGCCGATCCCAGCGGTGCGAATGTCGAAGTCGAAGTCGACGAGCCAGGGGAGGTTCGTCGTCGACGTGATCGTCGTCCACGTTCCTGATGCGCCGAGCGTCACGTTCGTCGCAACGGTCGTGGACGTGCCCCAACGCGGGGTCCAGATAATCGTCGGCGTGCCCGTGTTCGAGTAGATCCCCGCGGCACGGACGTTGTACGTCTTGCCCGGCCGAGCATCGTTCGCGGGGATGGCGCAGAACTGGTTAATGATCGCTTGCGTCGTCGCTGCGCTCGCCCCGGCCGAGCCGTCTTGCAGAATGTTCAGTTCGGTCGACAAGTTGTTACGGGCGCCGAAGTCGGCCGTGTTGACGTCGTTCGTATCCATGCTCATGAAGCCTTGGCGCGCCATCTGCAGCCAGTGCCGCTCGCGGCCGAGGCGCAGCTGCTCGCGCACGATCGCCGGAGCGCGGTTGCGGATCAGCCAATCTCGGTGAAACGGGCCGAGCGCGAAGCCCGCGGCGATCTCTTTCTCGACGACCTCCGAGAGCGGGGTGACGTAGTCGGCCCTGCGGAGGGCCTCGAGAGCGGTCATAGTCTCACCTTTCCCTCTCGCTTTCGCATGTAGATGAAGTTCGGCTTCGAGGCCTGCTGCGCCAGGCCCGGCGGCACGACGGCGGCAGGCGTGTAGATGGCATACACGCTGAGCTTCTCGGTGCTCGAGAACGACGACGCAGGCCACGGCGACGACGGGTCGCCCGTCGAGGCGTAGGTGAAAGGCTGGTTGTAGTAGCCCTGCGTCCCGCCCGGCGTATCGGACCTGAACTGGACCGACTCAGGACTTGTCGCGCCGAACCAGATCCCGACGTAGTACGACGCGCCGTTGGTGAGCGAGCCTCCGCAATTCGCCGGGACCCACGACCCCGCCGACGTGTCGGTGACGATGTACTCGTCGCTCGTGCCGACGATGGTCGCGTTCTGAACGTTCGGCCCGCCGCCGTCCTTCCAGATCACGAACCGCCCGGCCGCCGATCCGGCCGCCGAGCGGAGGTAGCCCTTCACGCTCGTGACCGTCCCGTCCTCGGTCATCGTGTACGGCCCCGACACCTGTATGTAGCTGACCGGGTCGAGATCCCAGGCCGCCGCCCCGATCGTGTTGTAGCCGAGGATTTTCGCGGGCGTATAGGCGACGTACGCGCTCGACTTTTGACCCACCGACCCATCAGGGGTTCCGAACGGCGAGGTCGGATTGCTGACAGACGAGTACGTGATCGCCTTGTAGTCGAGCGTCCCGGTGTCGTACTTGTAGTCGGAGCCTTCGTTCGTCCACGGGCCGACCCAGTACGACTGTCCATTCAGCAGCGATCCGGATGCAGGTCCGTGGACCCACCCTGCTGCACTGAACGCCGGAAGCAGAATCTCGGCCGTAACCGCTACAAGATTGCCAGGGGAACCGGCCGAGTCGACGTACAGGCATAGGCGAATGTGCTGGTCGCTCGACCCCGGTACGGCATAGAAATACAGGTCCGTGACCGTCCCGTCCTCGGTTATCGGATACGGCCCCGACAAGGCCACCACGCCGCCGGTCTGCGAGGCCTGGCTAGCCCCGATCGTGTTGTAGCCGAGTACGGCCATGCCGTCCTTTTACGTCTCAGTCCAGGAAACGGCCGAGGTGTTGTACTGGGCCGTATCGCCGTTCAGGACGCTCTTCGCGGTCGTGTGATCGCCCCAGATCAGCAGGTTGTCGCCCGACGTTTTCGCGTTCGCGTCGAAGACGCCCATCTGCGGGATCGTCGCGGCCGAGTTCCAGTCGGCGGTCGCGGTCGTGAACGTGATCGCGTTCGAATTGACCTTCGCCGCGGCGCCGACGATCGTCGCGAAGTTCGTCGTGTTGTTCGTCTTCGCGACGCGGTCGTACGAGCCGCCGGACACCTCGCCCGCCGTGTTCCCGACGTAGGCCGACATATTCGTTCCGGCCGTCGTCGTCCAGAGCGCGAAGTATGCGGTCGCGGGCGCCCCGAACGCGACGGCGCCGAGTACCTCGTTCCGGAACGCGGCGTTGAGGTAGTTCGACTTGCCGGACGCCATCAGCAGGATCCGGTCGAATACTTTCTTCGCCCAGCGCGGCCACTCGTCCGACCAGTCGCGACAGAGTTCCGCGGCCTCGCCCAGGTGCCACTCGGCCACGCTGAAGCGAACCGGCCGGAACTCGACCAGTTCGATCGTCTCGTCCATCACGGCACCTCCATGTCCGTTTCGCCGAGGGCTTCGGCCTCGAGTTCGATCACGTTCCCGACCGGCGGCGAGTGCTCGTCGTCGGCGGCCTCGCGGTAGTGGTGCTCGTCGCTGTCGGTGTGCTGGACGGCCACGAGCCGCTTCAGCGGCTGCAGCAGTTCCCGTCCCTGCTTGTCGAGCGCGTAGAAGCCTGACTCGGGTACGTCGAGGTCGCCCTCGTTGACCCAGCAGACCGGACCCTTGTAGCGGCGGCTTCTCACGGCCGCTTCTCGCCGGGCGCCGACGTCGCCTGTTCGACCGCGGGATCTTCCTCCGGCTCCGGCTCCGGCTCCGGCTCGGCCGCCGCGCTCGAGGCCGTCGGGACGTCCCAGCGACCGAAGCTCGTGACCGGCTCGAAGTGCTCTTCGACGGCTTCCTTGCCCAGCTGCTTGAGCAGCGGCGAACCGGCGGGCACGATCTCGTCGGCGTTCACGGTGATCTGCTCGCCGTCGTACATGACGCCGAACGAGTGCCTGGCGCGGTAGTAGTCGGATCCTGCTTGCTTGCGTCGTCCTGGCATCGTGTTGTTCCCTTTCCCTCGAGGGGCGCCAGGCTGGCATCCGCCCGACGCCCCTCGAGATCTCGCCTAGTGCGGCTTCTCTTTCGCCGCCGTGATCGGCCCGCGAGGCACGGGCGGAACCGGGCCTTTCGGCGCCGGGTAGGCGACCTTTGTCGTTCCCTTCGTTGCCATGCTTCCCCCTTCTAGGTCGTGCCGGTGAGCGCCCTCGAGGCCGCCGCGTTCAGCAGCAGGCTCGAGTTCCTCCACCACGCGTACATGCCGCGCTGCCCCGTCGGGAACCTCGACGTCGCGCCGAAGATCTGCGGGACCAGCTCGACGTTCATCCCTACGCGGTCGACGATGACGAAGAAATTCGGGTCGGCGAGCAGCATGATCTTCGTGGCGTTGACAACCGTCGCCGACATCGTCGACACCTCGTTAACCGGATAGCCCAGAAGCCGCAGGCCGGTATTACCGACGCCGCCGCTCGAGGCCGGATCGTTCTGGATCAGGTCGCCGATCCGCAGCCACAACTGAGCGCCGCCCGCCGTGTCCAGCGCGCGGATGATGTTGTACATCGCCCGATTGGCGAAGAACTGCGCCCGCGGCCTGAACCGCGGAGCGAGCGCCGCCTCGAGCGAATACAGGTTCGCCGCCGTGATCGTCAGACCCGTCGACGCGGGCGTCGTGCCCGTCGAGCCGGTGACGATCCCCTGCGGGTTGACGCCGGTACCTGCCCCGGTCACGAACGCGGTCGCTTCCTCGTCGTCTTTCGCGTCCGCGAAAAGTGACGTGAGTTCGGCTTCCATGTTCGGCCAGTCGCCCTCGGCCTCGACCGAGAAGGGCACGAACGCGTGCGCCTTCGTGACCGTGACGCTGGGCTGCGCCAGGGTCGGCGTGTTGTCGGTGGCCTCGGTCGTTTCCGTGATGCGGGTCGCCGTGATCGCGCCCGAGGTGGCGCCGAGCCACTGGTTCGAGGCCGAGATCGTGATGATCTTCGATACGGCCCGCATCGGATTCACGACCGAGTTCGAGATGTGGATCAGCGTCGGGTCGAGCGTGTACGGGATCGGGATCCCGGTCGTGCTCAGCGTGAACGCACGCGACTCTTCGGCCGTCAGCGGCTCACCGCGGAGCGTCTTGCGGAAGGCCCGCCGGTAGACGGGGCTGCCGGTGCGGAGGATCCTCCGCGCGACCGATTCGTCGCCGCCCTCGACGAGCATCGCGAGCCGGTTCTGGCAGTCCTCTTTCGACTTCCGGTCGGTCGGGAACACGGCGCCCTCGACTGAGCGCAGCGCCCGGTCGCGAAGCTCGCCCGCTGCCTCTTCGGGGTTCCCGGCGTTCATCCGGATTGTCGTCAGGTCGTAGATGTCATCGCCGCGGGCGACGCCCGCCCGCGAGACCTGGAACGTGTCCGCCCCGGCGACGACGGCGTTCTCGTTTCCGGCGAGCGCGATCACGCGCTCGCGCCGCTGCACGAGTTCGTCGCGCAGCTTGACGTGTCCCTCGAGTTCCTCGTTGAGGCCGTTCCACTCGGCGCGCTTCTCGTCCGGTAGCGCCTGACCGGCGTATTCGGTGTCGAGTTCCTGGATCCGCGTGCGTACGTCTTCGATCGCTGCGTCCAGTTCCTCGATCGTCATGGGAGTCGCCACGACTCCGCTCCTTTCCTTGACGGGTAGAGGGGCGGTCGCTCGCGGCGTCCACTCGCGCGGTGAGCGACCATCGGCGGCTCGGCCACGGTGGTAGACGTGCGGTCGCCGGACGAGGCGCCCTCATCCTCGGCCGGTGCATCCGACGCCATCTCGTCGTCGGACGGTTCCTCGTCTTCTGGTTCGTCGGCCGGTTCGTCCTCGGTCGACTCGTAGCTTGCTAGCTCGACGAGCGTCGCGAGGACGCTCTCCATTTTCGGAATGTTGACCTCGTCGCCCGGCTCGTCCTGCTCGTCGATGTAGCAGGCGCCGAGGTGGATCATCTGCGCGAGGCAGTCGAGGTCCTCGGTGTCGACGCGCTCTTCCTCGAGCCAGTCGACGGCGGCGCCGACGCGATCCTCGGCGAGCCAGTCGGTGATCGAGCGCAGGCTCGAGGTCGTGCCCTTGTAGGCCGGGAAGGTGACCGGCCCGAACTCGCTCATCCGCAGTTCGCGGATCGTGCGCTCCGGGATCCCTTTCGGGTTGTGGGCCGAGCGGCGCGGCCTCGCGTCGACGTCGTCGTCGATGACGGCGAAGCGGAAGCTCGACCCGAGCACGGGCGGATCCGAGCGCAGCATCGTGATCAGGTCGCGGTTGTAGCTCGTGTCGAGCAGCGGCACCTCGTACTCGACGCCGACGTCGGTCGAGCGCACTGACTTGATCGGGCCGAGCGGCTTCTCGCCGAACTGGGGATCCTGCCCGTGCTGGAACAGGCAGCGCATCTGCGTGAGGTTCTCTTTGATCGTCTTCGTGAACGCCCGCGGCGACAGGCGCTCCATGAAGTGCCCCTCGTTTCGCGACCTGACCTCGGCCCATTCGTTGAAGACGGCCAGGTGCCCGACGAGCGTCGGCATCCTCGAGCCGCCGACCTGATCGCCGTCGCGTAGCTCGTAGCCGACCGGCCGGGCGCGGAACTCTTCGACTAGCTGGGCGCTGCGGCCGTTGGCGGGCGAGCCGCCCGCCTGGGAGAGCAGACGCTGCGCCTTCGCCTTCGCGGCTGCCTTCTGGGCGCTCGAGGCCTGGACGCCGCCGCGGCCGCCGCCGAGCACCGACAGAACCGCTCGCAACGCGGCCACGTTCACGGCGCCGCCCGGCTCCTTATAAGGCAGCTTGCAGTTCCCGGCCGTCTTCTCGCTTCCAGCCGGATTCGTGTCGATCATGCAGGCCGCGCAGTAGCGGCCGACGTCGCCGCCGAAGTCAGCCACGCTCGGCGCCTTCCACGGCTTCGTGCTGAAGGTGGGCATAGGGGTTCCTCCTGGGCTTTAGGTGGCGGCCGGTGCCTGCGCGCCGTTAGTCGCGGCAGGCGCGGGCGCCTGCCCTCCCTGCTGGGCCGGTACGGCGACGCCGCCGACGACCGACCCCTTCCCCTCGGTGACGCTCGAGGCGGGCTGCAGCTGCACCGAGAACATTCCCGAGTGCTCGAGCTTCGTGAAGTCGCCGCCCGCCTCGACGAACGCAACCGCCGAGTCGGCCGTGTAGCCCGCCGAGATCAGCGTGTGCAGCGTCCCGGCCTGGATCGACTGGATCTCGGCCGCGTCCCGGCCGTTCTCGGCCAGCGCCGGAATGTCGCGGTCGTCGTACCAGAGTTCGGCGCCGGGCGGCACGGCAACGATCGGGGCGATCGCCCCGGAGAACTGGCGCCAGAGCGGGCGCATCGTGAGGTCCGTAAAACGGCGCATAGCGAGTGCGTAATTGGAGTAGGTGGCTGCGGCAAAAGCCCCTCCGATAGTCCGACGATCACGGGAGGAATCCCGGCCGCCGCGGCAATCCGCGTTTCTCCTGCGCCCTGCGTCGTCTTGAAGTCGATCTGCCTCAGGTTCGAGCCGACGACCGTGATGTCGGCGCCGCCGCCGAGGAACAACGTCTTGTAGGCGTTGTCGAGGCCCTCGTGCTGCTCGCGGAAGCGCGACACGTAGCGATCGAATGCGTCGCCCGTAACGTCCTTGTCCATCGAGACCATCACGTTCGGCGTCGCGCCGTTCTCGAAGAACTTCAGCTTGTGCTCGCTCGCCGCCGAGTCGGCCATCACCTCGCGGATCACGGGCGTGAGCCAGGACATGCCGCGGAAGCGCGCCAGCGGGTCAGGGTTCGGCGCCCAGTGCGCGACCTCGTCGATCCCGAGCGCGACCGGGTCATGCTGGGAACGGATCCCGCCGGGGTGGTACAGGTAGCCGACGACCTCGGCGTCGAGCGCCGCTTTCGGATCGTCCACGTCCATTTGCGAGCCGAGCATGATCGAGACCCAGTCCGGCCTCATCACGCGCAGCTGCGTCGAGTTCTGCTTCCAGACGTAGAAGTTCCCGGCCAGGTCGACGTCCTGCAGCGCGCGCGTCAGTAGGTCGCCGGTCGTGCCGTTCGGCCACGGCGTCTCGAGCAGCTGCAGATCCGGCGTGCCGAACAGCTGCCCCGGCCTGCCCTGGCGCAGCTGGCGGAACTGGAAGCGCGCCTCGGAGAACATCAGCGCGCGCGCGCTCATGCAGGCGAAGATCACGCCGTTGTCTCGGTACATCTGTTGCACGACGCCGACGTAGCCGTCGGGCATCTCCTGCTTCGTCACGCCGTACAGCGACTGCGGCATCGCCGGGTAGTAGCCCGTCGTCGAGCCGTACTTGAACAGGGCGGCCGCCCAGGCGTCGAACGACAGCGGCTGAATGTCGCGCTTCTGCCAGCGCGCCGGAAGCAGCTTCACGAAGCCACCTCGAGCAGCGCATAGCAGCCGATCGCGACGCAGAAGGCGAGCGCGACCGCCATCACGCAGAACACGAACACGACGACCCACTCGGCGACGACCCAGGCGACGACGCCCGGCTCTGCGCGCATCGTCCCGATCAGGCCGAGCTTCGGCGGCGGCGGCGGCTGATCATGGTCGCCGCGGCGCCAGCCGACCGACCCGGCCGGGATCTCGGCAGTCTCTTCGATCGTCGTCCCGGTTTTCAGCGTCGTCCTCATACGAACGCGACCATCGGCTCGAGGCTCGTCTGTCCGACCGCCGGTAGGCAGACCATCGCGAGAGCGATCAGCGCGTCGACCGGGCGGCGCATCTTCGGGTCCTTGACCAAGCGCCAGCCGCGCTCGGTTTCCTTCGTCACGCCCGCCATCACGTGCGAGCGCAGCACCGGGTCGCCGTCATGGACGAGGCCGCCCGTCTCGACGAGCCGGTACAGGTTCGCCGACGCCGACGCCATCCGCTCCGGCGACTGCGGGAACTCGACGACCGGGATCCCGTCCGCCTCGAGGATCTCGGCCGAGCGTCGGAACGTCCACGGGTCGTAGTGGAGGCCGAGCACGCGGTGCTCGACGGCGATGTCGCGGATCGCCTGCTCGACTAGCTCGAGCGGCAGCGCGCCATGCGGCGGCGGCTCGAGGATCCGCGCCGCGACCGCTATCCGCTCGTCCTCGAGCCGATGCGCGACGACGATCGCCGTCGAGTCCTGACGCACGCCGATATCGACGCCGACCCAGACGTCCGCGCCCTCAGGGATCACGAGCGCCGGGTCGGCGAGATCATCCCAGGCGCGCGGGTCGATCCAAGGCTCTGCACCCTCGGTCCAGATTCCGCACGCAAACCGGCGCCACTGCCACGGCGTCATCGTCGGCGACTCGTGGCGCCGCCGGAGCGCCTTCACGGTCTGCCAGCTGGCCGGATTCGCCTTCGCGACCAGGCGCAGGTCGTCGACGTCCTCCGACGACTCGAGGCACCACTCGTGCAGAACGAACTCGCCGTTCGGAGTTCTCGCGAAGTTCCGTTTCGCGCGCGCGTCGCGACGGAACGACTCGAGGTCGTGCGCCCGCACACGCAGCAGGCCGAGCGGCGAGTCGAGCGCCACGCCCGCCGTCGAGATCGTGATCATCTGCCCGTCGCGCGGACCGAGACCATCGCGGAAAACGCCGTAAAGATCGCCTGACGGGTGGCGGTGTAGCTCGTCGACGAGCGCCAGCGTCGGAATCACGCCGTCGGCGCCCATCACGTCGGCCGCCAGCACGCGGACGCGCGGCCCGTCCTTCGTCGCGTAGCCCGTCAGGCGCACCTCGCCATAGCCCGACTTCACGTCGAAGAGGTCGTCGAGGCCCGAACGGCGCACGAGACCCGCCGCCTGCTTGAACAGGATTCGCGCCTGGTCGCGCGTCGACGCGCCGATCACGACCTCGGCCTCGGGCACCTCGGCCAGGTGGAAGAGCGCAACCGCGCCCAGCAGCGTCGTCTTCCCGTTCTTCTTCGGGATCACGATCACGACCTCGGTCGCGCCCTTGAAATGCTCGGCCAGCATCCTCCGCTGAAAGGCCTCGAGCCTCATCGGCCGCCCGTTCTCGAGCCTCAGGCCCGCGCAGAACCTCCCGAAGTCACGCAGCGTGTACGCCATCAGCGAGAAGGCCTCCCCGCGGCCACCACTGCCACGCTCACGCCCTCAGAGACCAGGCCGGTACTGCCAGGCCTCGGCCCGGCTACGGAGTCTTTCTCGCGAAACGGGGCGGGGTCGAGCGCGCCCACCCCCCGCCCACGATGCGGACCGACCCCCCCTCGCCGGTTGCAGCTGGCGTGCACGATCGCGTCGCCGACTGACGTCGGGCTGGCGGCGAGCGGGGTCGAGTGATGGAGGTCGAGTCTCTGATGCGGCAGCATGATCTGTCCGCAGAGCGGGCAGGCAGTGCCGATGGCGAGGGGCAGGAGTGCCTCTCGCTGTTTGCGGTGCGCCCAGGTGTAGCCGCGGCCGACGCTGCGCCCGAGGTGGTTCGTGCCGCCGCCGTGGGCAGCGCAGTAGGCCGAGCCGTGGGTCGGTGTGCCGCAGGTCGTGCAGGCCCTGAGGCGGCCTGGTGCCTGGTGGGATGCGGGCATAGAAAAGCCCGCTCGGTGGCGGGCTGGGTTCCGGCGGGGACCACGCCTATGGCGTGATCGGTAGGGTCGGGTGGTCGGGAGGTCCTAGACGACCACGACGGACTGCTGAGACAGTAGCGCAGCTTCTGGTCTGGTGCCAGCGATGGCACCGCCGACGCCTGCCTGGGTGAGCGCTGGTATGCCTCGGAGCGCCCAGGGATCACCGGGCAGCTTGGCTCGGGCCTGGGCTTCGCCGAGCGTGCGGCCTGGGTTGTCTCGTAGCGCTCGGGCGACGAGGGCGGCGTGCTCGGCTTCCAGTTCTGCTCGCCTGAACCTCGACGCTAGTTGTGCGCTCACGTCTTCTGCTTCCGGGCCTTGAGGTCGGCGGCTCGTAGGTGGTCGCGCACGGTGGAAGGGTGGACGCCGAGGTAGAGAGCGATCGCGCGCTTGCTCATGCCTCGGGCGTAGAGGTCGGCGATCTGCGCCTGCTTCGGCGTGAGTGTGGCTTTAGCCGGGGCGATGCCTTCCCGCTGCAACGCTAGGAAGTGTGCCAGCGTGTGCGCGAAAAGGCGAACGGCCCGCCATGCGGAGCGGGCCGTTCGGGCAATACGAGCGAAACGCCGAGAGTCTACTTGTTACTCGTCGTCGTCCCGGTCGTCGAAGGGTCGATACTCGCGCACTCGTTGCAGGCCTGGCTTCTCGGTCTGGCCTGGCTCGAGCCTCGGTCGACTGGCGATCACGAGTAGGCCGATCGGGCCGAGCGCGATTCCCCAGATTAGGCCTTCCATCGGAGGGCGGTTTTTCGACTGGGCGATCATGGCGCCGATCACGCCGCAGGCGCACCAGACGAGCACGGCGACGAGCGGCGTCACTGCTCGGCCCTCGCCTTCGCGATCTGCTCGTCGACGTCGACGGCTGGCTTGACGGTGATCTCGATCTGGTGACGCCGGAGCACGATCTGGCGGGCCTCGGCTGCGGTGAGCGCGTAGACCTGCTCGACGACGTGCCCGCCGAAGGCCTTGATCTCGACGACGTAGCCGAACGTCATGACGCCGCCTTCGCCCGCACGCGCCGGAGCGCTTCGCGGATCCGGATCATGATCTGGACGGCGACCTCTTCGTCGTCCTGGTCGGGCCAGTCCTCGAGCGTGTTCCCGACGAAAATCAGCAGCACCTCGAGGTCGCGCTCGGTGAAGCTCAGGGTCGTCTTCGGCTCGCTCATCGCTGCCCCTTCTGGCTCGCCTCGAGCCGGGCGGCGTCCTTCGTCGCCCAGCTGGCGAGGCCGTCGTCGCCCCAGTTCGTGCGAACGTCGCCGTCTCGGAGCTTCGTCTTCTGCTCGTGTAGGCCGCGATGCTTGGCGGCCAGACCGCAGACGAGCGGCTGCCCGTCCGCGGTCGTTGCCTGGTGCCCGCAGCGGCTCATGACCGACCTACGATCCGGCCGAGCACCTCGCGGCCGACTTGCTCGTCGCTCTTGCGCTCCGAGCCGTCGGGGTGCTGCTCGATGTGGAAGCCGACGCCGGGCTTCGGCTTCACGCCGAGGGCGTTACAGGCGAGACCGTAGGCACGGCCGATCGTGTCCGGACTGGCGGCGTCCGGTCCGTAGCTTGCGTCGCGGTCGACCATCGCGCGAAGCGCGTCCGAGACGCGGTAGTGATCGCCCTGCTCGAACAGGTCGACCGTGTCCTCGGCGAGGTCGCGGGCGAGCCGCTCGTCGACGTTGGGATTCATCGCTGCTTCTCCCAGTCGCGGATCGAGTCGCGCTCGGCCCGGTAGTCCTGATTCGCGAAGCCGACGCGCGAGCCGTCCTCGAGGAAGGCGCCCATCGCGAGGTCGTCCATGACGTCGAGCGCGTATGCGTTCGAGTCGTAGTCGAGCGCGTCGTTCACGGCGTACATCAGCGCGACGGCGTCGGGCGTGTCGGCGATGATCTGGCCGCGTGCTCCGCGGCCGCGCTTGTCGGCACTGGTGGCGGCGTGGATCTCGCCGCCTGCCTGCTCGACGCGCTCGCGGACATAGGCGAGCACGCTCTCGCGATCGCTGCGCCGCCGGACGTCGATCATGATCGTGAGTCGCTGGCTCATGACGCCTCCCTGGATGCGATCTGGTGGATGCGGGACTTACCCAGGCCGGTCGCTGCCGCGATCTCGCGGACCGAACTGCCGGACGCTGCCGCCCGCCTGATGGCGGTCTCGAGCGTCCTGCGTGCTCGTGCAGCCGAGGCAGCCGCCGCAGCGTCGCGCTCGGCGGCCTTCTCGGCCCTCTTTAGGTCTGCTGTCTTCGTCATGACCGCACCTCGAAGCGCGGGTCGGTCTGCGCCGCCCAGGCGCGGGCGTCGAGTGTGCGCTCGAGTTCGCCGACCTTCCGGCGTAGCTCGATCGCGAGAGCGCTGACGGCCTTCAGTTCGGCGATCGTCAGGTGCGGCTCGCCGAGCGCGCTCTGCAGTTCGCTCGCGAGCAGGTACAGGTCGCGGGACTCTTCGCTTGTCGTCTTGATCGTGGTCATGCTCAGACGTCCCTTCCGATGATCGTGAGGGCGTCGGCCATGCCCTCGAGGTGGGCCTGAACGGCGGCGAGCTTGCCGTTCTCGACGAGCGGCCGGACGTCGCCGGTCGCGTCGCAGAGCATCAGCGCGTGGTAGCCGTAGCTGCTCGCCAGCCGCACGCGCAGGTCGTCCTTCAGCGCGCCCGAGACGCGCTCGGCGAGTGCGTCTACCTGGGCTGCTGTCAGGCGGGTCGTGGTGGTCATGGGACTCCCTTCGTGGTGGTCGCTTCCCGGAGCGGGTGCTCCGGCCGAGGCCCGCGAAGGCCCGGCCGCAGGATCCGCTCAAGCCTGCGCCCTCGCGAGCCGCTCTTCAAGCTCGGCCTCGGACTTGACGCCGTTCGCGGCGACCCGGTACTCGAAGTCGAGATAGAAGCCGAGCGCGCGGGCCTTCGCGACGATCGCCCGGTAGCGCTTAAGGCCGGTCTCATTTACGCCGCCGTTGACACCGTTCGCCCAGAGCGTGATCCAGTTCCCGGCTCCGGCGTAGTCGACGGGGTCGCTCGAGACGCGGTAGCTCTTGAGCTTGCAGGACTTCGGGAACATGGCGACGATCTCGTCAGCGCGCTCGCGCGTCGGACAGGTGACCGAGATCTGAACGTGAGTGACGAAGCCGTCGGCGTCGTAGGCTGCGTGGACCTCGAACGTCTCGATCTCGGCGGGCGTCTCGGTCTCGGTCTCAATCCAGCGGCCGGAGCGCTTGACCTGGCGCTCGCCGCAGTCGGTGCAGGTGCGGACGGTGTCGGCCTCGAGGCGGCCGGTGATGTCCCAGTGGTGGCGGTGCATGATTCCTCCCGGTGTAGTGGTCGCTTCCATATGTCCATACTACTGGACGCTGCCGCGAGTTGCCAGGGGTACCGTCCACTCGCCTGGACGATTTTACATTCGGGCACGTCGGTTCCCCTTGCAGGTCGTCTCGCTGTCCAGTACAGTGGACGCATGGAAGCGACCGCTACGAAGGGAGTTCGGATGAGTGCTCTGGATCTGCGCGCGACGCTCGCGATGCGCGCCGAGGATCTTCGGATCGCGCGGAAGCACCGCGTCGAGGCTGGCGCGCGTGTGATGTCGCCAGCGAATCGCGCCGCGTACCTGGGCGCGCTTCGCTGGGAAGAGACGTGCCGCGAGCGCGAGCAGGCCGCGCGCGGCGCCGTGATTCGCGACTCGCTGGGCGGTCAGTCATGACCGCCCAGACCACGTTCATCGGAGATCGCATGTACGGCGACGGCGAGATCGTCGTCGAGTTCGAGAATGTCGGCGCCAGCTGGGCGCCGCTGGCCGCGATCGCGTTCGCGCCGAGCGGCCGCAGCTACAGCTGCACGTTCGGCCTCGGCCAGAAGCCGAGCATGAAGCTCGCCGCGCAGGTCGTCGCCAGCGTCCGCCTCGCCGAGGCTCGGGTGCAGTCGTGACCCGCGCGCAGGCTCACCTCGAACGCCCGGTCGCCTTCGTGACGGCTGCGAAAAAACTCGCGAAGGTCCGCGGCGATCGCGGCGCGGGCGGCGGCTGGATCCGCGACCGGAACGGCCGCGTGGTCTGCCAGGGCTGGGGCCGCTACGGCCAGCTGATGTTCACGCGCGGCCTGCTCGCGCAGGACGACGAGCACAACGGCCGGAATGGCAAGTGGTACGTCTGGGTCGTCGGCCTGAGCGCCGAGGAACTCGCGCGCGCTGAGGTGTTCTTCGGAGAGGCGCGCCGCGCTCCACGCCAGCCGCTCGGGCCAGCCGGTCCGACGTTCCACGACCTGCGCGTAGGCGACCGCGTACGCGTCACGATGAGCGGCCGCACTGGGACGATCGTCAAAGACAACCGTAAGCACGCGGGCGTGCTCGTTCGCTGGGATGAGCCAATGTACGGCGCGACCGAGTCGCGGGTGCGGCTGCCGAATCTCGAGCCGCTCGACTAAGCTCTCGAGCGCATCACGCGTCAAGGCAGACGACGGCCGCCCTTCGAGGCGGTCGTCGTCGTTTCAGGGACCCGGATGCGTCCCGCCGCGGACGACGATGCGCGCGATCTCGGAGACGCTCATCTGCACTGCCTCGGCGATCGTGACGACGCTCTCGGTGCGGCTGGCCTCGACGACGACGCGCTCGAACTCGTCTCGGGCGAGCCTGAGACTGATCGCCCTGCGCCGGGCGCGCAGCAGGACAGGCGGCGGCGTCATAGCTCGGCGGCCAGGATCGGCTCGTACGAGTCAGGATGAACCGGCCATTCGTCGAGGCCAGCCGCGCGGCGTCGCTCGTTTACGACGACGATGCAGGTCGGGCAGATCGGCTCGCGACTCGCGTAGTCGGTCGGGTCTGTCTGGTAGCTCGGCACGCGGTGCGGGTTGAATCCGAACGTTCGGCCGCAGGCGTAGCAGCCGCCGATGACGATCGCAGCCGGGCCATCCCTCATGCCGCCGAACCTAGCGCGGCCGGTGGGCGCAGCTGCTCGGCGTCGCCCTCGAACGCCCAGCGCAGCCAGAGCGAACACTCGCTGTCGAGCACCGAGAAGAACATGCCCAGGGCGTAGTCGCCGCGGAAGCGCTCACCCCAGGGCGCCGGGAAGGTGAGCACGTCGAAGTCGTCGGCGATGCGCTCGTAATCGAGCAGGGCGCTGAAGCAGGCGAGGCCGAGGTCGCCCTGCCGCGGCTCGAGGCGGTAGCACTCGAGCAGCGCCGCGAGGTCGCCCTGGGTCGCGACGACGGCGACGCGTGCGTCCGCCGGTTGCAGCAGCCAGAACTCGTCGGCGATCTTGAAGTCCTCGAGCGTCGTCCATTCGGCCCAGCCCGACAGGTACTCGGCCTCGGGCGTGTGCGTCGACGTCCAGAGTCCGCCCGTCGGCTTCCAGAACAGTTCGCGGTTCCAGACCTCGTGAAACTTCGCCGGGTCGGGCTTCGAGCCTGCGAACACCTGCGGCGGCAGTCTCACGCGAAGGGCCACGCGCCGACGTGCTGGGCGACCTTGACGATCAGATAGACGAGCCAGGCAGAGAGCACGAGGCTCGCGACGACCGCAAAGAGTGACCAGATCACTCGTCCCCCGTCGGGACCTGAACGCGGCGAGGCGGTGGGTTAAGTCGGCGAACCAACCTCACGTTGAGCCTCGCCGCGATCACGTCACCCTCGGCGCGAACGCGATCAGTTCCGCGAGATACCCAGCCCGCTCGTCAGTCGTCTCGCGGTGCATCGTCCGCCATCCGGCGAAGAGGGTGCCGTAGTCGTGCGCGGTCTGGTAGTCGGCCTCGGCGCCGACCTGCGTGTACTCGCGGATCACGATCAGCTTCGTCGCCGCCGCCTGAACCGACGCGACCGCCTGCTCGATCTCGGCGGGCGGCACGTGCGCCAGGACGGCGGACGTGACGACGGCGTCGAAGGTGCCGAAGCGTTCGCAGCCGACGACCTCCGCGCGCTCGGTCGGGATGGCGGGATACCTGCGGCGGCACTCGGCGACGAGCGTCTTGCTGATGTCGAAGCCGACGACCTCGAAGCCCTCGAGGTAGTCGTACTGACGGCCGCTGCCCGCGCCAGGCACGAGCACGGTGCTACAGCCGTACAAGCGGAGCAGCGCGGGCACGGTGACGTCTTCGGCGTCGGCTCGCAGCCAGCCGCGGGTCGGCCAGGTCTCCGGGTGGTCGTAGGTGTCGATCAGGTCGCGGCTGCGGCCTTCCCAGAACGCCGCGGGCCTGTAGCCCCTCCGGCTTCTGACCCATTCGCGGATCATGAGTCGACGACCTGCACGTCAAGATGGACCAGCCTGAGCACGAGCGCTTCTCGTTCCCGGCGCAGCTGCTCGTTGTGGGCAGTGAGCTTGTCCACCTCCGTGCGTAGGGTCTGCACCAGCACGGGGTCGGCGCAGTTGTTGTGGGCGGTGTCCGCTTCCGCCAATTCGGCGGTGAGCCTGTCCACCTCCGCGAGAAGCTCGGCCCGTGTTGGTTTCACTTCCCCACTCTGGCCTCGAGCCAGGCGACGCGCTCGGTCAGGTTGTCGACCTGCTGGCTCACGCGGTCGAAGGCGTCGTGCGAGGCCTGCAGCTGCTGCGCGGTGCCGATCGCGAGCGTCTGCGTCTGCGACAGCTGCCGCTGCAGGCTCGCGACCTGCCGCTCGAGGCGCGCGACCCTGGGCGTCGGCGGCGACGGCGCTGTCGACGCCGCGGGCACCGACAGAGCGAGGACGATGACGGCGACGCCGAGCAGGACGAGCGCGACACCCTGCAGGCCGATCGCGCGTCTCATCGCTTCCCGCTCGCGTGCTGCCAGCCACGCCGCAGCATCGTCGCCTCGGTGTAGTCGAGGCGCCGGTAGAACGACCCGAGCGCGAGCGCAGCGTCGAGGCCCTGCGACGGGTCGAGGCCCTCGAGGACCTTCAGCTGCGCCGCCCGCAGCTGGCCGTTCGCGAGCTTCTCGCCCTTCTCGGTCAGCTGCCAGCCGGGCGTCCCGTTCGGCGCCTGCTCGACGACGTGGTAGCGGCGCATCCAGCCGAGGCGGATCCCGACGCACGAGGTCGGATGCTTTGCGTCGGGATCGAGCGCCTCGGCGATCTGGTAGCTCGTGACGACGCCGCGCTCGTCGCGGAGGTCAATCATCAGCGCCAGGAGTTCACGGTCTGAGAACTCGGCGAGCCTGAGGCTAGTTAGCCGTGCCATCGGCCATCAGCCGGTACGTCGCCGGTAGCTGACCGAACTGCCCTTCGGCACGCGGCTGCTTGCCGACGTAGCGGATGATCTCCTGCGCGCGAAGCACGTCGAGCGCTCGACGCGCGGTCGAGCCGTCGCAGCGCGCCCAGGCCCTGACGTCTGACGCGGTGAAGGCTTCATTAGTCGCGTGCTGGATGATCGCCGCACGCACGCGCTCGACCGTGTCGGCCTTCGACCCACGCGTTGTCTTCGTCTTCTGGCTGCTCGGCCCTGGCTTCACGTAGTCGCGGTCTGCCGCCCGCTCGACGGCGGCCAGCTTGCGTAGCTCGGCGTCGATCTCGGCGATCGCGTCGACGAGTCGCTGCTTCTGCGCGCGTAGCTCGCCTGCCCGTTCGCGTACCGGCTCGAGGATCCCGGCGAGCACCTCGTCGGTCGAGCGCTCCGGAGCCTGCCCGTTGTCGCTCATGTAGTCCACCTCCTGCAGATCGTGGTCAGCTTCCAGGGCAGAGCCTAGCTAACCTACGTGTCGGACGAGAGGGTCGGCGTCTCGCGTCGTCTCACCACGCCGCGCAGGGTCGCTTCCAACGAACTCCTGGGATCGGCGCCGACCCTCACGTCGACTTCGTCTCGAGGCCGGGCCGAAGGCGGCGGGTTATCTCCGGAACGATCCCCGCCGCCACCATCACGACCGGCCCTCGAGACCAGGCTTCTCGAACGGTGACGCATGCGAGCAGTCGGCCGCGTGCTGGCCGCCGCCCACGCCGCACTCGTCGCAGGCGGGCGGCGGACCATTCTCTTCGGGGCGCGCGCTCGTGCGCTTCGAGCCTGCTCGAGCGCGAGCGCCCCTCTTAGAACTCTCTTTAGAGAGTTCTTCTCCGCGAGCGCGCGGGCGCGCGCGCGAGCTATAGAGTTTCTCTAGACGGTTGTCTAGAGATCGTCTAGACAAAACCTCGATCAAACCCGCATCACTGAGCGCTTTCAGGTCTGCGTCGCGTGTGTGTCGATGCCTATATCGAGCGATCGTCGGCGTGTCGTCGGGCAGTCGTCCGCGTGTCATCGCGAAGAGATCGCGCAAGTCTCGGATGAGCGCCCGCTGTCTGTCGGTCAGCCGCAGGTAGCGATCGTCGACGATCTGGCGGACGTGATCCTTGATCCAGACAGGCGGCCGATCAGGCTCGGGCGTGTAGTGCTGGAACTCTTCCCAGCGGGCTATCCAGATCCATTTCTCAGCCACGCTCGCGCCGTTCTGCGAGCAGTTCGAGCAGGAAAGTCAGTTCGGCGACGGCGAGCCAGTTCCCGCCGGACTGGCGGAAGCAGAGCACGGCCTCACGGGCGGCGCCCGCGTCCGCCTGCGTCGAGCGCCACCACTTCGGGATCTCGAGGCGCTCGCAGCGCTTCACCTCGAAGTGGACGGCGTCGACGTTGTGCGCCAGGTCGGCGTCGAGGCGGCCGTCGCGGTGGGCCTCGAAGCCGTAGTAGCGCAGCAGCTGGGCGACCTCGCGCTCGCCGCGCTTGCCCTTGTCCCGCTCGGCCCTACTCATCGCCTAAGGCGGCGATCTCGTCGGCGATGTCATCGGCGATGCCATCCGCAAGCTCGCGGGCGCGCTCGGCGATATCGGGGAAAGCCGACCTCTCGGCGAGGCTGCGGCACTGGCGCTCTTCCCAGACCAGCCAGGCGAGGCGGGTCATCCGCCGGTCGCGCGCATCACCGGACCATGTTGCACTTCTGCCGTCGGCGTACTCGACCTGGATCTTCCAGAACGTGACGGGCTGGCGATGGTACGGTTCGCCCTCGAGCGCGAGCCTGATCCGGCGACGACGGTCGCGGTTCACAACGGCCGACGGCGCAGGTCGGGGTCCTTGAACACCCGAGCTTCGACTGCGGTCGCGATCGCATCCAGCGCGCTCGCGTGTCGTTCAGACGCGCTCGCGATGCGCTCGAACGCGGCGGCCATCCGCTCGAGCGCGTTCACCGCGTCGTCGAGACGTTCCTCGAGCGTCACGTCTGCATCGCGTCCTTCATCGCCCGGCGCGCGCGCGAGTACAGATCGTGCCCGCCGGTCGCGCCGCCCTCGCGCCACGGCAGGCGGCCGCGCTCGTACACGCACGGGCCGCACGTCAGCTGTCCGCCGAAGAGCGCCCGCGTCTTCGCCCGCGACAACGGCGCCGCCGAGATCAGCGGGCGGCCGCAGTAGAAGCAGAAGCCCGCGAGCGTGTTCTGGTTCGCGCCGGTCGTCACTCCGGCCGCCAGACGCCGCGGCGGATGATGCCCTCGACGACGATCACGTCGTCGTAGTAGCGCTCGAGCGCGCGCAGCGCCCGCTCGACGATCTGCTCGCGTTCGCGTGTCGGCGGGTGCCAGCCGCTCGTCGTCAGCCAGCGCCTCGCCTCCGCAGCCAGCCGGTCAGGCGCCGTCGTCGCCATCCTCGAACCTGATCACGACGCCGACCCCGTGCGCGATCAGGATCATCGCGTCGATCGCGTCCTGGCGGTTCCGGTAGCCCTCACTCGATCGCGTGATCTGCTCGCCGTTCGCGGCCACGAAGCGGAAGTACCAGTCGCCGTCTTCACCCCTGAATAGCTCGACGTGCCTGTCACTCATCGGTTCCCCTTCCTCCGACCAGGGCGGCTCGGGCCTGGGATCGGCCCAGTTCACTCGGTCACCTTTGCGTCTCGGTGTCGGAATTTGTGCTAGCTGCCGGTCTCGCGTCCAGGTACAGGATCGCCTCGTAGATGACTCGTAGCTCGGCGGCTGGCAGGTTCAGCAGCGCCTCATGCTCGGCTCGCGGCCAGCGCAGCAGGCGCTGTCGAACGATCTCGAAGTCGTCGGCGTGAGGGCCGCCGTAGCCGGGCGGGAACTCGCCGTAGGGGATCGCCGAGGCCGGGCCTCGAGCGCGTGTGCGCCCAGGCTCGAGGCTGCCGATATTTGGGTCGGGCCGGGCCGACCTCGGCGAACTTGTCACAACAGCGACCCCTGCGTCGCGGCGATCTGGCGCCGCTCCTTGTCGACGCACTCCCAGTGCGCCCAGCGCTCGACGGGACGGCGCAGCGTGATCTGGTTCGCGCCTCCCTGGGATCGAGGCTGCTCCCAGCCGACCACGCCGCGGAAGGTGCGAGCGTGGTCGGTCTCGACCGGGTCGCCGCAGAAGGCGCAGCGGACGATCATTCGCGACCCTCGAAGAGATCTGGGCACGCCTCGATCGTCGTCGGGTCGCCACCATGCTCGCGCATCCGGCCGACGATCGAGCGAATCGCATCCCGCTCGCGGGACCGCTTCGCCTCGTGCTGCCTGAAGACTTCCTCGCGTATCTCGTCGAGATTGAGCCAGTCGGCGACCCTCGCCCGCGCCGATGGCACAAAGGTAAGATCGCCCGTTCGGATCGCGCCGCCGATCCGTAACTGAAGGGTCGACAGGTCTTCCTCGAAGCCGCGTTCGACCTGTCGGGCGATACGCTCAATCACGCCCACCGCGATCGCGCCGAGGTCGTCTGCGGTGAGGTCGCGCCCGAAGCGCATCGCCGCCTTCGCGCGACAGGTCGCGAGGTCGATCTGATCGTCGCGAGCGATCGCGTACTGCAGTTCATCCTCGTAGAGAACTGCGGCACGCTTCTGTAGCTGTCTATCCATCGATCCCTGCCTTCCTGAGCGCGTCGGCGAACGCCGTGCAGTAGGCGACGACTCGGTCGAAACGGTCGGGTGTGAACGGGCCGGGGTCGCCCTCGACGAGCAGGCGGGCGACCTCGGCTTCGGCTGCGCTCGGCGGCGACTCGAGCGCGAAGACGGCCCGGTCGAGTACTTGGATGAGGTTCTCGCGCTGCTGTCGGGCGAGAAGTTCCTCATCGATCGGCGCGACGAGGTCAGGGACATTTGTCCCTGCTTCGCCGGGATTTTCCGCTCCGTTGCTCGATGGCGCAGGGACATTTGTCCCGGCTAGTTCTGCCCGATCGCGATCGACTGTCTTCTCGGTCACGTCGAGCACCTCGCCAATCGCGGGCGCCGACAGGCCCTCTTCGGTGAGTTCTGCAACGGCTGCACGCCGCTCGTCTTGATCGAGCTTCAGGTAGCCACCGAGGCGTCCGTCGACCCACTCCTTAGTGGTGAGGCCGAGCGCTTGCGGTACGCCGAGCCGACGACCGAGGAATATCTGCCGCCAGCCGCCCGAGACGACCTGGCCGAGCGCCTGCGTGTATTCCTCCGCTTCGTCTCGTGTTAGCACGAGTAGCGCCCGCCTGACCACGGTTGACGGTTCGCCCCGGCCGCGGCCAGCCGCCGGAAGGCGACGACCGAGTAGACGGGGTCGTGAGTGAGGCGCCAGGCCGAGAACTGCCGCCAGAGCGCGACGTGGATCTGGCCGACGCCGTAGTCGCCGCTCGCCGAGATCGCGCCCGGATTCGCGCCCGACTCGCGGGCCGTGACGCAGATCGCCCAGGCCTTCGAGCCGCGCGGGAAAGCCCGCTCGACGAGTTCGAAGACGAGCCGCTGCATACGCGGCGTCGCGCAGCCGTAACACGAGCCGCGGATCCCGCCGTGCCTGGCGACGTAGCGGGCTGTCCGCTCGAGCTTCGCCTGCGGCATCCGCCCGACCGCGTCGGCGTCAACTTTGCCGACGACGGCGAGCGCGACTGCTAGGGCGAGGCCGAGCGCGAGCAGCCGGGCATACCAGCGCGACGTCACGACTCACGTCCTGCGAAGCAGACCGGGCAGAGTTCGCCGACGCGGGCGCCCTCGAGCACGCCGACGGCGTGATGCTCGGATACGAGCACGGCCAGCCGCTCGACCTCTCCTTGCAGGTGTTCGCGCTCGGCGAGCAGCTTCCGGATCACGGCCCGACAGGCCTCGAGTTCTGCATCGAGCAGGCTCATGCCGTCGCCTCGAGCGGCTCGGGAACCTCGTCGCGGATCGCGAGCACGTCGACGAGCGCCGCGTCGACCTCGCCGCGGATCCGCTCGGCCAGTTCCAGTTCGAGCCGGGTCACGCGCTCGTCGAGGATCGACAGCGTCTGCACGAGCGCGAGCAGGACGGGGTCGTCACGCTTCATAGTCGACGTCCTCGTCGGGCGGGTCGCCGCTCTCGCCCTGCTCGGCCGCTTCCTCGTCCTCGAGTTCCCGCTCGGCGTCGTACAGGTCGGCCTGATCCTCGGGCCAGTCGACCTCGGTCTCGGTCACGCCGAAGCCCGGACCCTCGGCGCGCTCTCCTGCCGCCGTCGCCTCGTCGACGCGGTCGTTCATTTCTTCCGAGGTGACGATCCCGACCGCGACCGCGGCGGCGTAGTCGCGGATCACGTTCGTCGACGCGCGCGCCCAGAGCATCCGGTCGGGGTACGTGCGCCAGTTCGTTTTCCCAGCGAGACCTGCCTGCTTCGCCTGCTCGATCGTGAACGTCGACCGCCCGAGTTCGACGTCGCCTCCGGGCATCGTCGTCCGCTTCGAGAGGATCGCCGTGCAGGCAGTCTCGTCGCTCGAGGGGTCGCGCTCGACGATGTACCCGCGCTGCTCGGCGAGCGCCCGCAGGAGTAGCGCCGAGACGACGAGCTTCCCGTCGATCACGTTGAGTTCTGCGGCCGCCATCGGCGGCAGCCCGAGCGCCTCGGCGTAGTAGAAACGCAGCGCCCCTGACGCCGCCCTCGCATCGGGCGACGTCGCCTTCGACTCGCTGAGCGCCAGCATCCGCCCGAGGCGGACGTAGCGATCGAGTTCCGGAGCGAGGCGTACGACCTCGGTCGAGGTGCTCATCGCTTCCGCCTCGCGTAGAAGCGCGACGCCGGGATCGTCGTACGGCAATCGTCGAGGATCTTCGCGTAGGCCTCATTCGCCCCGCGCAGCTGCTTCGCGACGTTCAGGTCGACCTTCTCCCTAACCTCGACCTTGATCAGCAGATCGAGCCGTTCCTGCGGTAGTCCGGCGGCGGGCATCCGCTCGCGTAGCCCGGCGATGTCCCAGTCGTGCTCTTCGTTGTCCGAGAGCAGGATCGTGACGGTGTCGAAGTGCAGCGTCTGGGTGCCGCGCTCGCGCCCGATCTCCCATAGCTCGGCGACGACCCTGTCCCGGTACGCCTCGCGGACGTGCTCGAGGTAGCGGTCGATCGCGACGAGCGCGCGTGCGACCTGCTCAGGCTCGGCGAGGTCGAAGGCCTCGCCCGTCCCGTGCAGCGTCAGCGTGTTGTCGGTGCGAACTTCCAGTTCGCTCATGACGTGGACCTCCTTCGCGCCCGCCGCCTCACGGCAGGCACTTCGCAGTGACAGGGGAAGCAGCGCACCTCGCTCGACCGGCGTCCGCGCATGTCATGGCCGAAGGCGCCGCAGTCGACGCAGACGCCCGAGCGCTGGAACGGCAGCCCGGTCCACTCGAGCGCGAGTGCCGTCTCGTAAGCAGGTAGGCGCGAGCGCGCCTTCACCGCTCGGCCTCGATCTCGACGAGCACGGCGCGGAACGTGACCGAGACGAGCGGCATCGTTCCGACCTCGATGTCGCGGCGGACGCGGGTGATCCCGAGCGGCGTCAGGTCGACGACGTGCTCGCCCTTCACCCAGGCGACGCGGTCGACGAGCGGGCCGTGCCGCTCGATCCGGATCATCGCGTGACGGTTCACCGCCTCACCTCGAGCCAGGCGACGACTTCGTCGTGCTGTTCCAGCTGGCGCTCGGTCCACGTGTACGGCGCCGGGAAGCGGAGCACCTCGAGCGCCTGCTTCGCCTGCTCGGCCGTGAGCAGCAGCGCGCCCGGCGGCACCTGGCGCTCGGTCTGACGGCGGGCGCCGTCCTCGTTGTAGATCTCGAGCCAATACTCGGCGAGGTCGCGGCGGACAGCGTCGGCGGCGTCGCGCGGCGAGAGGTAGCTCATCGCCAGGCCACCAGGCAGGCGACCACGGTCACGAGCACGACGAGCAGGGCGCCGAGCCATGTCATGCGCGCAGCTTTCGCTCGTCAGGCCATTCGGCGAACGCCTCGAGGCAGCGCGCGAGCACGTCGCCGGGAGTCGCGCCGCCCGCCGCGTACAGGACGAAGCTACGGTCGGGCGCGTCCTCAGCGTTCGGTTTCGGCGTGTAGCTGAACTCGCACGCCCAGCAACACTCCGAGGCGATGTCGAGCTTCACGCGAATGTCGAAGCCTTGGGTCGCGCTTACCTCGAGCAGCGTGTCGAGCGCGACGAATGGGCCTACGCCGACCGGCCGACTCACGCCTGACACCTACTGCTAGGCGCAGTGTCCCTGACGCCTAGAACTAGGTGTTTTGTGCTAAGATCCGCCCTGGAAGCGACCCCCAGGGAAAGGATCCCAGCATGGCACGCAAGCGCAGTAAGTCGTATCGGTCGAGCACCGCTCACCTCGAGACGCCGCTCGGCGAGAAGCCGCCCGTCGACGTGCTCTACCTCGACGCCTACATTCGCGTGAGCCAGGTAGGCGGACGGTCGGGCGAGTCGTACCAGACGAAGCGGCAGCAGCGACAGCAGATCGAGGCGTACATCGCGGCGAAGAACGCCGACCCGAACTCGCCGCGGATCGAAATCGCACGCTGGCACGAGGAAGAGGACGAGTCGGGCGGCGACTATGACCGCCCGATGTTCCAGGAGGCGCTCGCGCGTGTCGAGGCGAACGAGACCGGCGGCATCATCGTCGCGAAGCTCGACAGGTTCGCCCGCTCGGTCGTCGATGCGAACGTCGCCGCCTCGAGGATCAACGACGCAGGCGGGCAGCTTGTCGCCTGCGCCGAACTGATCGACACGACGTCGTATATGGGTCGGTTCGTGTTCAACATTTTTACGGCGATCGCCGAGCTTGAACTCGCCCGCTTCACTGAGCAGTGGCGGAACTCGCGCACCGATGCTGTCGAGCGGGGGATCCACTGCTGCGCGATCGCTCCGACCGGCTACGAGAAGGACGAAGACGGTCGCCTCGTCGTCTCGCTGATCGAAGGCCCGGCTGTTACTCGCGCGTTCGTGATGCGCGCCGAGGGCGCCACCTACGCCGAGATCGGCGAGATGTTCCGCGCCGCCGGTCTCCCGGACAACGGCTGGCACGACGGCACGGTGCGGAACCTGCTTCAGAATCGCGTCTACCTCGGCGAGGCCCGCTCCGGCGACATCGTCAAGACGGGCGCGCACACGGCCCTCGTCGACGTCGAGACCTTCCAGAAGGCGCAGTCGGCGAAGCGCGGATCGACCCGCGGCCGGAACGGTCAGCGGCTGCTCGGCGCCGGTCTGCTCCGCTGCGCGGGCTGCGGATACGCGCTCACGGGCGCGCTCGTCACGCGGCCGGGTCGCGAGCCGCACGTTCGCTACCAGTGCGCCAGGAAGCACGCGGGCGGCGTCTGCCAGGCGCCCGTCGCGGTCGTCGGCCACGTCCTCGAGCCGTTCGTCGTCGACGCCTTCCTCGCGCAGTACGGCGACCTCGCAGTCGAGGGCACCGGGTCCGATCAGCCGCTGCACGCCGCCCGCCTCGCGGTGCAGTCGGCGTCGGACAACCTCGACAAGTTCATCGACGCGGCGAACACGGGCGGCCTGAGCCAGGACCGGCTCGCCCGCGGGATCGCCCAGCGCCAGGGTCTGCTCGACGAGGCCCAGGCCCGGCTCGAAGAGATCGAGATCGCGCGCGGCGCCGCCGTCGACTTCGCCCGCGTCGACCTGTCGAGCTTCGGCGATATGGCCGTCGAAGAGCAGCACGAGCTACTCGCCGCCGGGATCGACGCGATCTTCGTCGCCCGCGGATCCGGGCCGATCGCCGACCGCACGACCATCTACTGGCATGGCACCGGGCCGAGCGACCTCCCGACCCAGGGCCGCCGCGCGACCGTTACTCCGCACGGGCGCGCCTCGTAGGTGCGGATGCCGATGCGCGAAGACGCGCATCAGGGCAGCCTCGACCGAGCGCCTCGCGTCAGCAGACGCGGGGCGCTTTGTCATTCCGCGCCCTCGGGGCGCCGGTAGCCCTCGAAGACGAGCGCGGTCAGGTCGCCGTCGAGGGCCTGGCGGTGGAATGCGCCGACGCGCGCGAGCGCCAGCGTTTCCTCGAGTTCGCTCGTGGAGACGATCACGCGGCCGGGCTTCCGGCCGAGCAGCTTCTGCACGACCGTCCATAGCTCGAGGATGGCGACCGCGGTCTGTTCGGGCTGCTCGGTCATCCCGTCTCGCTCGTCGTGTAGACGGGGCGACCCTTCCACGGTGCCCCGGCCGGTCCCTTGACGTAGGGCCTGACCCAGCTACAGGCGCCCTTGCCGGGCACAACATAACGGCCGTGCTCGTGCTCGCGATAGTGACCACGGACGAGCCAGCGGTGGAAGAACTGCTGATCGCCTCGGCCTGGGTGCTGGTCGCCCGCGCCGCGCAGGTCAACGCGGTAGATGCTCGGGTGACCAGGGCCGAAACGTCGCTCGATCCGCCGCTTCTCGGCGCGCGGCAGTGGCACGGATGGCAGCCGGACACCGAGCGTCGTGATCAACTGGGCGAACCAGAGCGGCGCCATCAGAACAGAGTTCAACAGCGCGGCGTGCTCTTCCGGGACGTGGTCGAACTCGTCGCCGACGCCGCC